TCTGACGACATAGATAAAATAAAGTCATCTGATGGTCAAGAAGTAAAAGAAATGAAACCTGGCGATCCAGAAGATTTAGAAAGAAAAAGAATGGAAAGATTATCCCCTAAAGATAGAGAAACCATCGCAAAAATATATGCGTTAATGCAAAATGCTAATAAGATGGAAGGTGAAGAATCAGATGAGGATATACCAGCAATAGATAGAATGTATAATTCTGACGACTGGGTAAAAGCTCAGCAAGACGCTCAGGAAGGTACAGAAGTTGATACAGATGGAGGAGATCTTGACGTAGGTCATCAAGATGACGAGCCAAATATGTTAATGAAAGATATCTACGATATCGCTACTTATGCTGCCAAGCTTCACAAAATGCTTCAAAAATATGATCAGTTTGACGGTGAAGTTGATTTTCCACATTGGTGGCAGTCTAAGATTGTAAAAGCAAGAGAATATATCTCATCAGCTCAGCACTATTTAGAAGCAGAAGAAAAACAACCAGCCTTAGATGCATTAGCATTAGAAGGTAAAGATGGAGTTACTGAAGAAGAACTACACGAACTACGCCCAGGATACGCAGTAGGTGATTTTGGCCCTATTGAAGACAATCCAATAGGTAAAGCATTTTTAACTCTGGTAAAGGCTGCTAAAAAAGCAGGTAAATCAGTAGCTGACTATGTAAAAGATATCGAATTAGGAAAAATGTCTGATGCTATGAGAGAAGATGGAGCATCGAAAGAAGATGAAACTAAATTTCATAAAAAATTAGATACATTAGTTCATAATACTTTTGGTAAAAGAGAAGACGAAATGGAAGAAGCTTCTGCTAATGCTATAAAAAAAGAATACGATGAGCTTGTTGGTAAAATGAAACAACTTGCACAGCATTATAAAACAGCTGAAGGAGAAACAAAAGCTAAAATCGTAGCAGCTTTAAAACAACATACTGCTCGTAAAAGAGAATTAGAAGCTCAATTAGATCAAGCAGTAGGAGGAATCGGAGCAGGACAAGAATTAGATCCTAACATTTCAGAAGGTAGAGGAAATTTTCAAGAAATAGACAGTGTTATTAGAGATATTGCTGCAGACTTTGATGATGATGAAGTTAATGCTGCAATGGAAGTAATGGAGTATATTGGTCAAGAATACGGTATTGATTTCGAATTTGGAGCTGGACCTTCTCGTCAAATGCAAGAAGCAAAAGGAGGTAAATATGTAGTACGTCCTTGCTCGGCTAAAAACACTCCATGGGCAGTTTGGAAAACATCTGCTGATGGAGAAAATGATAAAAGAATTAAAGGCTTCAAAACCAAACCAGAAGCTCAAAAATTTGCAGATGAAAAGAACGGATCTAAATAATCTTATATTAGAAGCATACGCTGAAGTACTATCTGAGCTCAATGAAGCTCCTAATAACGTACACTACATTAAAGTAGAGAGTACTGAATTGATGGAAGCATTGGGTATATTAGAAGAGGCTTTTGCAGATAGTAGTGTTAAGTTTGAACTTAACGATCCAGATACCATCTATATATATAATGCCGATAATGCAGATATGCATGATGCTGTTGAAGAGTTAAAACAAAACGGTATCATAATAGACGAGACCAGTATAGATGACGAACTTGAGGAAGAATCCAAACCTGAACAGTTATTAGAATCACTTTTAGACGAAGTTGAAGATGAAGAAGCAGGAGCACCAGAAGGAGAAGACGTTCCTGAAACTAACCCAGGATCAGAAGCTGAACTTCCTAATTCAACAGATATTATTTTAGCTAAATTCCCTACTTTAAAACAAGCTTTAATTAAACTACATACAGAAGACTACGGTGAGTTTATAGATTCTATTGATTGGATTTCTCCAAGACCAACATCTTTTAGAATGAATCTTAAAAACGGTCAAGACTATATACTTAAATGGACTGGTAAAACTTTTGAAGCTCAAATTCTCGGTAAAAAATATCTCATTAGTAAGATTAACGATTTTCAACAAGCTTTAGATAAACTTGCTATGTTATATAAGGAAGGACCTATGTCAGGTGCCGGAGAAGGAGAACCTTTAGATACTGACACCGGAGGCGGTGGCGGTGGAGGAGGTGAATTCCCCGGAGAAGAAGGCGGAGCCGGAGGCGGGGAAGAAGACTTTGGAGGAGAAGAAGGCGGCGGAGAAGCCGGTGGTGAAGAAGGAGGAGAAGATTTATCTGGAGAGCCAATCGATTTTGAAGCAGGAGAAGAACCAGAAGCATAATGAACCTTATAGATAAAGCCATACTCGAATGGTCGTATAGAACCAAAAAAGGATACCCTGATCTGAACAATGAAGAAGATTTAAGGGTATTTGAGTCTATATTTGGCTTTGATCTAAAAGAAGCTTCTGTAAATATAAACAGTAAAAAAGCAACAGAACTACTCTTACAGAAATATCCTGAAACTTTTTCTAAAATGTCAGATACTTTTAGAGTAGGTAACAAAGCTAAAATAAGCTCTGATGAGTTTATAAAAATTATACAAGATACATTTAATACCACTCCTGAAGTTCACCCTCCCGGTACTGAACGAAACTCCCAACAATCTAAACCTAAAGGGAGTAGTAAATACAACAGGTATATATTTAACACAGATGAAGGAGAGGTAAGTATTATACTTTCTGGAGGACCAAAAGCAGAAACATCAGAAAGACAAGAAAGAGGTATTATAGACGCTGTTAACAGTGTAGAAGGAGTAAAAACAGTTATAGGATCTAATGGATTTAAAGTAGAAAATGTTTTAAAAGCAGATAAAGTAGAATCTGCATACAAACACGAACCTTACGCTGATGTACAGTTTGAAATAAAAGGTAAGAGTGATCCGTTTATGATTTCTGCTAAAGCTACTGCTACCCCAAGTATAGCAGGAGGAGGTCTGGCTGGATTTACTTTATTTGGGGAGGATGTACGAAAGTTTATTGAAGATTTTTATAATGATGCTTATAAACATTACAAGAAAATTTTTGATGAACATTCTGAATTAGATCTAAACACAGATCTTTATAGAACTGACTACTTTAAAGATGTAAATAGAAAAGTACCTTCTGAATTAGTTTTAGAGATAATGGAGGGAACACCTCAAATGGGCGGACCAATCGATGCTTATTATATTGGCAATATGGATGTCACCCATACTGTAGAAGGTAGTACAGTAACTTTAGATGGAAGTATTATACCTATAGAAAAATTTGCTAATGAAACAGAGATTTACGTACATATTAAAAAAAGATCAGGTTCGTATTTCTTTACAGACAGTAAACAAACAGTTAATGGTTTAACAATACCCCGAATCTTTACTAATAGACCTGGTGGAACACAAGCACAGGCAAGATTAGGGAGTAATACTAAACCTCGAGGTTCTGTTATAATTTAAGTTATGGCACAAGATATAAAAAAAATAATAGCACAAGAGTACATCAAGTGTGCTAAAGATCCGGCATACTTCATGAAGAAGTATTGTTATATACAGCACCCTACTCGTGGCCGAATTTTATTTAACCTTTACCCATTTCAGGAGAAGGTTCTTCACTTATTTAGAGATCATCAATATCTAATTACTCTAAAATCAAGACAGCTTGGTATATCAACTTTAGCTTCTGGATATTCTCTATGGTTAATGTTATTCCATAAAGATAAGAACGTACTTGCTTTAGCGACTACTCAAGCTACAGCTCGTAACTTGGTAACTAAAGTAACTTTTATGTATGATCAGTTACCTAAATGGCTAAGACTACCAGCGGTTGAAAAGAACAAATTATCTCTTAGGTTAAGAAATGGATCAAAAGTACAAGCTAAATCATCATCACCAGATGCTGCACGATCGGAAGCGGTATCGTTATTACTAATGGATGAGGCGGCCTTTATTGAAAACGTAGACGAAACCTTTACTGCAGCTCAACAAACATTAGCGACGGGTGGACAATGTATGGCACTATCCACTCCTAATGGAGTTGGTAACTGGTTCCATCAAACATGGGAAAGAGCTGAATCAGGAGAAAACTCATTTATACCTATTAGGTTACCTTGGACAGTTCATCCTGAAAGAGATCAGTCATGGAGAGATCAGCAAGATGCAGACTTAGGTCCTCGTATGGCCGGACAAGAATGTGATTGTGATTTCTTAGCTTCTGGGGATACCGTATTTGAACCAGAAGATATGTCCTTCTATGAACAAACTTATGAAAAAGATGCTATTGAAAGAAGAGGAGTAGATGGTAATCTATGGATATGGGAGGGAGTAGATTTTACTAAATCATATATGGTTGTAGCTGACGTTGCACGTGGTGATTCTACTGACTATTCGGCATTCCATATTTTCGATATAGAAAATGCAGTACAGGTAGCCGAGTACAGGGGTAAGCTTTCTCCTAAAGA